AAGTTAACCTACAATTGTGTAAAAAAGATTTCCATTCTACATGGCAAGCTGCTGAAATGGGTTATAGTGCATTCGACGTATTGCCTAAATCATTTGCAGATTTCTTAATAGCACACGTTGCCGCTAAAGTTGCTGCTAAAAATGAAACTAACCTTTGGGTTGGTGCTGCTGCTAACGCGGGTGAGTATAACGGTATTTCTACTTTAGTTGCTTTGGATGCTGCTTTACCAACGGCTCAAGAAGTTACTGGAACTACTGTAACGGCTGCTAACGTAATTACTGAAATGGGTAAAATTGCTGATGCTATTCCTGCTGCATTGTACGGAAAAGAAGGGTTGAAAATTTATGTTTCTCAAAACATTGCTAAAGCTTACGTTCGTGCATTAGGCGGGTTTGGTGCTTCAGGATTAGGAGCTAACGGTACAAATAACTTGGGTACACAATGGTACACTAACGGAGCTTTGTCTTTCGACGGTATTTCTATCTTTATGGCTAACGGATTAGCTGCAAACACTGCAATTGCTACTACTACTGACAACCTATTCTTTGGAACTTCTTTACTTTCAGATTTGAACGAAGTAAGAGTTTTGGATATGGCTGATTTGGACGGTTCTATGAATGTACGTGTAATCATGAGAATGGCTGCGGGTGCAATTTACGGAGCTGTTGAAGATATGGTAACATACGGGATTACAAATTCAGCGAACTAATTTACTATAAACTAATACAAAGGGTGGTGCAATATACGCCACCCTTTTTTTTGTTAAACATTAAAAAAATATAATTATGAGCTGCGATATAGCAAACGGAAGGTTAGAAGCGTGCAAAGATGCGATTTCAGGACTTTTAAACATTTACTTTATTAACTACGGAGATTTAACAATTGACGGCATTACATACGGTACTACGGGAAATTCAGACGTTATTAATACTTGGGTTCCTGACGCGCCTTTAAACCTTTACAAATACGAATTAAAGGGTGCTAACGGATTTGAACAAACTATTCAAACGTCACGTGACAACGGTACTACATTTTTCGAACAAGTATTAACAGTACAATTGAAAAAACAAGATATTGCTACACACAAAAACGTTAAAATGTTAGCATACGGACGTCCAAGAATTGTAGTTGAAACACGTGACCACCAATTTTTCTTGGCGGGATTAGACCAAGGATGTGACGTAACTGCGGGTAACGTATCTTCAGGAACTGCAATGGGTGACTTTAACGGATACAATTTGACTTTTACTGGAATGGAAAAAATACCAGCTAATTTCTTAGATTGTACTTCGGAAGCTACTTTAGTTGAGGTATTTAACGACGGTACTGTAGACGCTACAATAGTTACTTCGTAATAGAATTTACTTGCATAGTAACCCGCTTAGAAATAGGCGGGTTTTTTATTTGGGTACAAAACGCGTAATAATTAGTTATATAGATATGATTATATTAACTACTGATACAACGCCACAAACATTCGTGTTTATACCGCGTGTTTTAGTTTTTGATACTGTAGAAATTACAGACGACCAAACAAACCAAACAGTAGCAATAACACCTTATACGTTTACGGAAGGGGATTATTACAATACGTTAGAAGCTGAATTTAGTTTAGTTGAAAATCATTTTTACAATTTAGTAATTAAAGACGGTTCTACGATTGTTTACCGAGACAGAATCTTTTGTACTGACCAAAGCGTAGTTACATTTTCCGTAAACAACGGTCAATATGTTTCAAACAGTACAACAAATGAATTTATAGTTTATGAATAACTTACACGTTTTAAATTTAAGCGCATATACAACGCCAACTATTCAGGAATCTAAAAGAGATAATTGGGTGGAATTTGGCGAAGATAATAATTACTACGCTTTTTTAATTGATAGATACACGAATAGCACAACGAATAACGCCATAATAAACAATATTAATAGATTAGTTTACGGACGTGGTTTAAGTGCAATAGACGCTTCGAGAAAGCCTAACGAATACGCTCAAATGATGTCTTTATTCAATAAGGACTGTGTACGTAAAATGGTTTTAGACCGTAAAATGTTAGGACAGTTTGCTATTCAAGTACATTATTCTAAAGACCGTAAAAAAATACTAAAGGCTTATCACATGCCCGTTAATTTATTACGCGCTGAAAAGTGTAATAAAGACGGTGAAATAGAAGGTTATTACTATTCCGATAATTGGTTAGACGTTAGAAAATATGCACCTAAAAGAATACCCGCATTTGGTTTTTCAAACGAACAAATAGAAATATTATTTTGTAAGCCTTATTCGGTTGGAATGAAGTATTACGCTTATCCTGATTACCAAGGTGCGTTGCCGTATGCCGTATTAGAAGAAGAAATAGCGGATTATTTAATTAACGAAGTTAAGAACGGTTTTGCGCCCACATCTGTAATTAACTTTAATAATGGTTTGGCAACGCCCGAACAACAAGAAATTATTTCAAGTAAAGTAATAAGCAAACTAACTGGTTCGAGGGGACAAAAAGTAATAGTTGCTTTTAATCAAAACCAAGAAAGTAAAACTACTATTGATTCAGTACCGTTAAACGACGCGCCCGACCATTATACTTTTTTAAGCGAAGAATGTTTACGTAAAATAATGTTAGGACATAACGTAACAAGCCCGTTATTATTTGGTATTGCAAATTCAAGTGGATTTAGTTCGAATGCTGATGAATTAAAAAATTCAAGTATTTTGTTCGATAATATGGTTATACGTCCACTTCAGGAGGAATTACTGGACGCTTTCAATACTATTTTAGGATACAACGGAATAAGTTTAAAGTTATTCTTTAAGACTTTACAACCTTTAGAATTTGTAGACTTAGAAAACACACAAACCGAAGAACAAGTTGCTGAAGAAACGGGAACGGAATTAAGCAAAGCAAACACGGAATTAGAAGAAATATTAGTTGAAGTAGACGCAAACCAATTAGACGAAAATTGGATAATGGTAGACGAAAGAGAAGCTACGGAAACAGACGAAGAATTAGACCTACAATTAATTAAAGCTGAAACCGATTTAGAGCCTAAAACAACGCTTTTAAGCCGCTTAATTAACTTGGTACAAACTGGTAACCCACAACCGAAATTAAAGAGCGTACAAGATAAAAAAGTAAGTGACTTAAAATATTTTAAAGTACGTTACAAATACACGGGAAATAAAACACCTGAAAGAGCATTTTGTAAAGCAATGATGGCAAAAGAAGATAGACAATTTAGAAAAGAAGATATCGACGCAATGAGTAGAAGAGCCGTTAACGCGGGTTGGGGTGAATTTGGCGCGAATACATACGACATATTTAGATTTAAAGGCGGTGCGCAATGTAAACACAAATGGAGTAGAGTAACGTTTATGTTAGATTTAAACGCTATCGAAAAAGGATATGAAGAAATAGGAACGCGTGCGGCTGAAATAAAAGGATATAAAGTTACAAACCCATACGAAGTAAGTATTTACCCAAATAATTTACCGTTAAAAGGATTTAGCCCTAATAACCCAAATACGGGTGGACGTATGTTAAAAGAAAATATAGAGTAAAATGGCTGAAGCATTATTAGTAACACGAAACGACATTGTTAAATTCACTGCATTAAACGGTAATGTAGACACGGATAATTTTATTCAGTGGGTTAAAGTTGCACAGGATATTCATATACAAAATTATTTAGGTACACGTTTACTTGAAAGAATAAAAGACGATATTATAGACGATACCTTAAGCGGTGACTATTTAGATTTAGTTGTGGATTATGTAAAGCCTATGCTTATACACTGGGCTATGGTAGAATATTTACCTTTTGCGGCTTACACAATAGCTAATAAAGGGGTGTACAAACATAATTCAGAAAATTCTACAAACGTAGAAAAAAACGAAGTAGATTATTTAGTAGAAAAAGAAAGAAGTATTGCGCAGCATTACACCGAAAGAATGATAGATTACATAAATTTTAACATTTCTTTATTTCCTGAATACAATACAAACGCAAACGGGGATATGTTTCCAGATACACAAAACAATTACACGGGATGGTTCATATAAAGAAGTACAAACCAAAAGACGAAAACGTAAAGAAGTTAAAGATTTATTTAACCAAATTAAGTAAGAAAGATGGCAAATAGTAACAATTGGGGAGATGGCGCGGCAAACAACGCAATAGGTTGGGGGCAAGGCGCAAACAACGCAATAGGTTGGGGTTCTACTCATGCTACAAGTTGGGCGGGTTTAACAGATATTGTAGGAGTTACAACAGATTCAGACGCGGCTGCTTTTATAACGGCTGCGGCAATAACCAATGAAACTCAAAAAGCGGCTATTAATACTTTAGTAACTGATTTAAAAGGGTATTCTATTTGGTCAAAAATGAAGGCTTTGTATCCTTTTGTAGGTTCTACAGCTTCACAACATAAATTTAACTTGAAAGACCCTCGAGACTTAGATGCTGCATTTAGATTAGTATTTAGTGGCGGATGGACTCATTCAGTTAATGGAGTTTTACCAAATGGAACAAATGCGTTTGCAGATACTAAATTTAATATTAATAATTTTACCTCAGCATCTAACCTTTCAATAGGTTCTTATTTTAGAAATAATACTATTATTGATGGGTATGATTTTGGTCAAGGTTTTGGTACTTTTTCACAAGAAGGCGTTCTATTATTTGCAAGGGGTTCATCCAGCCGATTATATTATTCAGCTATTGGAAATACAGCAAGTACATTAATAACAAATACAAATTCAAGCGGTTTTTACGTTATTACACGTGGTAACACAACGGAACAAAATTTACATATAAGAGTATCCCAAACAGTTAATAATACACAAACAAGGACAGTACTTAATAATTATGCATCAAAAAATATTTTTTTAGGAGCAATTAACAATGCACCATTATTACCCGCTTCAAACCCAGCTTTTTATTCAAATAGGCAACAGGCTTTAACATTTATGGCTGATTATTTAACACAAGCTGAAGTAGACAATTTAACAACAGCCGTACAAGCATTTCAAACAACTTTAGGACGTCAAGTATGAAACTAACACAACTAACAGCAGAAGAAAGGTTGACTTATGTAGGACTTTTGACAGAGCTACAAAAGAATGAGATAGTGGGTCAATGGTATGCACCTGATTCTTATTTCAACCCTATTCAGGACTTGAATGATAACTGGATTATTTCAGTAGAGGAAATGGAGCAATGTGTTAATCCTGACTATCTTTGGGTAAAAGACCTTGACTTGATACCATACGAACCAAAACCAACACCCCCACCTTTTGAAGCATGACACCAATAAACCAATTTTTAACTATTATTAAAAAACACGGTGCAATGGGTGTTTTGGCTTTATGGCTAAGTTACACACATTTTGAAGTTCAAGATTTAAAAGCGCGGTTATTTAACTGTTTAGAAAGTAAAACAACTTTAATAGATACTGAATTTAATAATAGGAATAATATTTACGCAACTTTACCTGAAAAATTTAAATATGTCAAACGTAAAAAGTTACACGGATAAACAATTACTTGACAAAGTAATGACTTTAGACACGTTCAAAACGTTACCGCCCCACCTTTGGTTATTGTTTATAAGGTCAAATGAAGACGGGAACGATATTTTCGACGATAAATGTTATGTATTTAAGTTTAATACGTTTCAATTTGTTACTTCGTGTACTACGAATAAAGGAAATAAAGGTACTGCGGTAATGGAAGCGGGCGCATGGTATTACGATTCTTACGCTTACGGCTTGCATAGAGGCAAAATGCCAGCGTTACGGCAAGTAAAAGGTATTCCGTATAGACGTGACTTTACAAACGACCTTAAAACGAACCCAACAACCGAGGTAAAAAGGGATTTAATTAATATGAATATTCACGGTTCGACTTATAACCAAGGTTCTAAACAAGTTTCTACTAAAATTGGCGGTTGGTCTGAAGGGTGTTTAGTATTAAATAACAATTCTGATTATGAAAAAGTAGTAGCGATGGGTAAATTATACCCAAGTGTTTCAATATGTTTAATTAATGAATTTTAAAATGGCAAAGAAAGTAAAAGTAGATTTAGAAATTGGAGAAACAAAAGTAAAAGTTTCTAAAGACGGCAAAGATTTAGACGTAAACGTAGACACTAAAAACATCGACGTAGAAATACATAACCATAAGGACAAAAAAGAGTTCAAATACGACGGCAAAAAGTTAGATATTGACATTAAAAAAGATGCTGAAGGCGTACAAGTAACTTTAAACGCTGAAACTGGTTTATTAAAATGGATAGGTAAAATCATTTCTAAGGTAGTTTTACGACGTTTTAAATGAGAAACGAAGTAGATTATTTATACACTACATTAAACGCGTCTAATAGCGTTAAAACACAATTAAAACACGAACCAATTAATTTTACACCGTTCCTTTTAGGGTTCGTAGTGGGTTTCATTTGCTTATACTTAATAATAAAACATGGTAGAGAAGATTTCTAAAAACATAGCTAAAATTAATTTAGTAGGTAAACACACACAATTAGCTTTACTAAGCGATTTACACTGGGACAATCCAAAATGTGATAGGGAACTATTAAAAAAGCACTTAGATTACTGTTTAGAGAATAACATTAAAGTTATGTTAAACGGTGATACTTTCTGTTTAATGCAAGGTAAGTTCGACCCACGTAGAAGTAAAAAAGATATTAGACCCGAACACAATACGGCTAACTATTTAGACGTAGTTATAGAAACTGCGGTAGATTGGTTCGCCCCTTATGCGCATATACTAACAGTAATTGGATATGGTAACCATGAAACGGGTATAATTAGAAATGTAGAAACAGACCCTTTACAAAGATTTGTAGATTTACTAAATTATAAATGTAAGTCCAATGTAATTACAGGTGGTTACGGTGGGTGGTTAGTTTTAACCGTTAATCCAAGCGAAAACAGTCAAGCTAAATACACTACTAAAATAAAATATTACCATGGTTCGGGCGGTGGCGGTGTGGTTACTAAAGGTGCTTTGAATTTAACACGGGCTTTAGAACTTGCTGAAGGGTTCGACGTGTTTACGATGGGACATATACACGAAAACGCAGCGCGTAACGACGTAAGAGAAGATTTAAACACGGAAGGCGGTCAAATTAAAATTGAATTAAAACCTATTCACATGGCAATTACTGGAACGTATAAAGAGGAATACGGCGAAGGCTTTATGGGTTGGCACGTAGAGCGCGGTGCGCCACCAAAACCCGTAGGCGGTCGCATATTAAACATATATTTACATTGTGAAACGTCAAATGGTAAACAAGTTTGGAAAAAAATAATAGATAGTTCCAAATTTCCTTTGTAAATTAGCAGTTCATTACTTTGTTTTTAGACCCGTTTAGCGATAAGCGGGTTTTTTTGTGTCTTTTTTCTACGTAGTTATACTTAGAGATTTTAAAATTGTCTACGTAGTTCTACGTAAAAAATACGTAATTTGTAGATAAAATTGTTTATAATTCAAATAGTCGCTTTATATTTGCATATAACATTTAAGGAAAGAAATTATGATGAGCAACAAATGGACAATAGCAAACGAAATTTATAAACCAACTATTAAACAAGTTGATAGAAGTAAAATGATATACAGAACTTCAAATGGTTTTGAGGCATTTGTCGTAGGTGAGCATACTTCTGAAACAGAAAACGATTGTTGGTTAATTGAAGGCAATGGAGTTAAGTCTTACGTATGGAAGAAAACAACAAAAAATTCAATCAAAAGAGTTTCTTCAGATTATGAATTAAAGAAATTTAATCATTCAATATTTTAGAATAGTGACACTGGGTTAAACTTAAAAACAAAAACAATGGAAAAATTTTTTAAAGACTGTGAAAACTGCGACGGGTACGGGTACAACGTTTATAATGACACTTGCGACGGAGACCCGCGAAGAAATGAAAGTTACGACTGTACTTACTGCGAAGATGGAAAAGTAGTAAATGCTGAAGAGGTTGATTATAAAGTTGGTCAAATTGAAGATATGTTAGACGGCTTTGCAATGCGTGTTTCTATATTTCAGGATATGGCAAACAAATGTAAGTTAGGTTACTTGGATAATTTAGCGCGTAAATTTGAAAAGAGAATTGAATTGTGTCAAAAAGCAATGGTAAGATTAAATAATTATAAAAATAAACTTGAATCGTTATGAATACTGAACAAACTTTTAAAGAAATGTTTTATGCGTTTTTAAGCATTTTAGGCGTAGTTGTGACACTCACATACTTAGGAGTAATATTTTAACGTTAGAACGCATGAAAACGCCATTAAAACGAATTCCTTTAGCATTTTTAATTAGGGCTTGGAATAAAAAACTAAAAACAAACGAAATTAGAGGTACATTTAACGAAGAATTATATTTAAAAATCATAAAAATAAAACATGAAAAAAACCTATAAAGACAAAAACGAACAATTTGCATGGGACGCAATTTATAAAATGATAGAAATAGCGAAACACGAAGAAAGTATTGTTTGGGAAAAGAACTGGTTTGCTACTTATTGCATGACTGAAGAAATGCGCGAAGAATGGAAACAATGGTTTTTAAAAGAATGCACCAAGCGGTTTAGAATGTATAAGACAAAAGCAGAAAGCGAATTTAACTGGTTTGATTTAGCGTATGGACTTAAAATAAATAACGATTATGACCCTGAAAGAAAAGAATAATTTAGACCGTGTTTTAATAGGCATTGAAAAAACGGAAAAATTCATGCAAAAAGTAAAAATAGAAAAGCGATGGCGGGCGGGTTACCTTCAGGCGTTAAAAGAAGTAAAATTAAAATTAAAAGAAATATGAAAACAGCAGTAGAATGGTTAGTTAACGAACTTAAAAACAATCATGGGGTAGATTTAAAATTATACAATGAGTTTAATAAAGCCAAAGAAATGGAGAAAGAGCAGATGATTGAATTATGGAATATAGCAGTAACTTGTGAATCATTTGAACAATACTACAACGAAACATTTAAATCAGAATAGAATGATACCAAAAGAAAAAGCAAAAGAGTTAGTATATGAAATGTCACTTGCAACTGACGAGTATGGTTATATTAATACAAACGTTCATAGACACAAACAATGTGCAATAATAGCAGTCAATGAGATAATTAATCAATTAACTTCAATTGAAAAAGCACCTAATAATTTAATGGCATTTGAATATTGGAACGAAGTAAAACAAGAAATAGAAAACCTTTAAATCATAATAGAATGAGTACAAAAGAAAAAGCCGCGGATATATACAAAAACGCAATGTATCTTCATGGATTAGAAGCCGCAAAACACGAAGCGTTAAATTCAGCGCATGCAATCCATGCCCTTGTCCCTTTCGACAAAAAAGAATACTGGAATGAAGTAATTAAACAAATAGAATTAAAATAATGGAAAAGCAATTAGCAGAAATTTTAATAACTAAATATTATGATTTATTTAGTATAACGTTGGAAAATTCAATATCAAAATACGAAGCTGAAAAATGCGCAATATTAGCGGTGCAAGAAGTAATTGAGGCACTTAAAATTAATTCATGGCAAAATGCAAATGTGATTGATTTTTACGACAAAGTATTAACTGAAATAAATAAGTAAAATGAGCGAAGAAGTAAAAATGGCGCTACTGATGTTTACAGTGGGATTAATATTAATAACAATTGGAATTATACAAGATGAAAGAAAAAATAATTGAATACATAAAGGAAAATAATTTAGATATGAAAACACGAAACCGTGAGTATGTTTACCGTAGAATGTTTTTATGCAATTTATTACACAAACAAGGTTTAACCCTCCAGGCAATAGGAGACATATTTAACCGCACACACGCGACTATTATACATTCGATAAACACACACAACGGGTTTATATTTAGCAACGACGTAGTTTACAAAATGTACATTCAAAAGGAATTAGACATATTCACGCCCTTAATAGAAATGAAACGTAATATATTCACTGAAGTATTAAACGCGCGTAACACAACGGATTTAACGACTATTGTTAGACGAATTAAAAACAACGAATACGAACACCAACCTAAAGATTTTATTACTATTTAGTGCCATATAATACACTTTAAAATGAAAATAAGAAGAAACAAAACAAGGTTAAAGCTATCTAAATTCTACGTAAAGATGCGAAGAAAGTTTATAAAGTTAAAAATTGTAAAAATATCTGGAGTAAATGAAGAATATGATTAAATAATTCTTATATTTGCGAACGGTTAGAGTCTCAAACATAGTTAACCTTAAGAAGTTATTAACCCTTTCAACGAAGCTGACGTGAGACTCCAGCGGACTTGATTGGGTTTTTTTTATGTTTAAAAATACGGAATGTATGAAATTTTTAGAAAAGGATTTAGAACAAATCATTTGGGAATCTGATAAAGAGGTTTTATCAGAAAGAGGTTTATTATTAGACGGTAAATTAAAAAGACAATTACGAATTGGTAATTATGGAATTAGTGATTTAGTGCATTTTAAAAAACCTATTTTTATTTATGAGAATAATAGAAATATTTTAATTCAAGAAGGCGTAATTGAAGTAATTGAGTTAAAAAATGATAAAATATCTGTTAGCGCTTTTATGCAAGCTGTTAGATATTTAAAAGGAATCAAAAGATACTTAGACAATAGAAATTTTCAAGACCATTTTTACACTTATAAAATTACTTTGATAGGAAAAAGTATAGATTTGGAATCTTCAGTATGTTATTTACCTGATTTGATTTGTAATGCAGATTTAATAGTTGAATTATATACATATAATTATACTATAAATGGAATTGAATTCAAATGCGAATACGGTTATAAAATGACAGAAGAAAATTTTTAATATGAGCGGTTGGATTAAAATACATAGAAGTATAACCAGTCATTGGTTATATTCTGAAAAACGTACATATAGCAAACTTGAAGCATGGTACGATATTCTAATTACTGTTAATTATTTAGATAATAAAGTAATCATTAAAGGCAAGCTATACGAAGTTAAAAGAGGTGAAAGTATTTTATCTTTTGAAAGTTGGGCTAATCGTTGGAATTGGGATAAATCAAAGGTTCGTAGGTTCTTTACTTTGCTTCAAAAAGATGAAATGATTGAATTCAAATGCGATTCCATAACGACACACTTAACTGTTTGTAAATACGAGAGTTACCAAGGTGAACGAAACGCAGATGAAACGCAAACGAAACGCACACGAAACGCAGACGACACCAATATAAGAAAGAAAGAAAATAAAGAAGTATTATTTACCGATTTTTGGAAAGTTTACGATAAGTCAGTAGATAGAAAAAAGTGTTTAGAAAAGTTTGTTAAATTACCAGAAAAGGATATTGAACTAATTTTAGAAGTATTACCAATTTACATAACTGAAACTAAAGATAAAAAATTCCGTAAGAATCCATTAACATGGTTAAACGGTAATTGTTGGTTAGACATAGACAAAAACTATAAACCAACCGCCACAATGTTTGCACACAACGAAATAATAGACTAATGTATAAAAGACTAAGCGACGTAAACACGGAATTAAACGAATTACGTACAAACGGAAACCCACGGGGAAATTTAATAGGTTGGGACTTTGATTTATTACCCTATTCAGTAAAAGAAGGTTGTACAACTTATATAGGCGCAGCACCCGCTTCGGGTAAAACTGAATTATGGTTTGAGTTCCTAATTAATCTAAGTTGTTTACACGGTTGGAAACACGTAATATATTCTCCTGAAACTGGAGACGCTAAAGATATATTTGCGGAACTTTGTTACAAATTTATAGGCAAATCTTATTTACGTGGCGATTACGGAATGAATGAAAGCGAAAGAACCCGAGCGGAATATTTTATAAGCGAACATTTTATAGTAGTAGACCCTGAAGATAATGATATGACTATTGAAGCATTTTATAATTTAGTAGATAAAATAGAACGTGAATTAAATATTACAATTAACACAACTACAATAGACCCTTGGAATGAGTTAACCGAAGAATTTAAGCCAAATGATTTAGGGCGCGAAGATAAATATTTGTCCAGGATTTTAGGTTATGCACGTAAAAACGCCAAAAAGACGAATAGACACAATTGTATTATAAACCACGTAAGAGACCAAACACCCGTAACAGTAGACGGTAAAACATATTACCCGCCACCAAGCGCGCGTGATTTAGCGGGCGGACAAGTATGGTTTAGAAAAGGTTTAACGGTTTTAATTCTTTGGAGACCGCCAAACGGATTAGTAGGAAAAGATGGCGCGTTATACGAAGATAATGAAGTACATTTGAAGGTTGCTAAAAGTAAGCCTAAAGGAGTTTCAAAAAACGGTACTTACAAAATGTATTTAGATTTAACAAAATATCAATATTACATGCGCGACATTTTAGGTAATAAAATTTATGCTAAAAGATTTGAAGAACCTATTCAAACACGAATAGAACGAATAAAACCGAAACAATTAGAACTTGAAAACGTGCCTAATTTAATTTCAGCAAGTGAAAAAATGAGAATAGCAAACGAGAAAAATAATTTACCCTTTTAAAAATAAAGTTATGGAAAATGAAGTATGGAAAGATGTAATAGGATATGAATGTTTGTATCAAATTAGTAATTTAGGTAATGTTAAAAGTTTTAAGCGAAATAAAAACGGTACTTATTTAAAACCGGGTATAAATTCAAAGGGTTATAAAGGAGTTATTTTATATAAAAAAGGTATCGGAAAAAATAAACAAATTCATGTATTAGTAGCTGAATCATTTTTAAATCACAAACCATGTGGGCATAAATTAGTGATTGACCATGTAAATAATGATAAATTAAATAATAATATTGAAAATTTACAAGTAATTACACATAGAGAAAATTCATTAAAAAACAATAATGTTTATTCAAGTAAATTCAGGGGTGTTCATTTGAAAAAAGATAAGTATAAAGATAAAATATATTTTTCTTGGGTTGCTCAAATACTGATTAATGGAATTCATAATTATTTGGGAGTTTTTAAAACAGAAATTGAAGCATGTAACGCATATCAAAACGCATTAAAAAACATATAAAATGTCACTTGAAATATTAAAACGTAAGTCAGGAATGAATATGCTTTACTGGAGATTAAAAAACAGTTTAGACGAAATAAAGACGAAACACCCTGAAAGATTAGACTTAATTAAACCAATGGAAATAAGTTTAACTGAAGTAGCGGAATGTATTGAATATTTAAATTTTTGTGACAAAGTAACACGCGCCACGAATAGCAGAAACCACGACTTACAATTAGAAAACCTGAAACTGAAACAAGAAAACCTTAGTTTAACAAAACACGTAAATAATTTAATTAATGGATTATGAAAATACTTAATTTATACGCTTGTTTAGGCGGTAACAGATACAAATGGAACGAAGTAAACAAAGATATTGAAGTAACTGCAGTTGAATTAGACCCTGAAGCGGCGCGTTTATACAAGGAACGTTTTCCAAATGATACTGTAATAGTTGCAGATGCGCACCAATATTTATTAGACCATTACAAAGAGTTTGATTTTATTTGGAGTTCGCCACCTTGTCCAAGTCATTCAAGGGCGCGTTTTGCACGTAGAAACACAACAACGCCCGTTTATCCTGATTTAAAATTATATGAAGAAATTTTATTTTTAGAAAATTATTTTGAAGGTAAGTATTGTGTTGAAAATGTTATACCATATTACGAACCATTAATAGCAGCTCAAAAAAGAGGGCGTCACTTGTATTGGACTAATTTTATTTTGCCTAATAATTTGAACGAACGTAAATGTTTTATAATGGAAAGCAAAGACGAATTAAATAAATGGTGTGAATTTCATGAATATAATTTTAAAACATACAAAGGTGAACAAAGCGTTCAAAAAATGGCGCGTAACTTAGTAGATTACGAAGCGGGAAAAACAATACTTGAAACGGCTTTAAATATATTTAGAAAATCGGACATTAAACAAACTTCAATATTTGACGAATTATGAAAACACGAAAATGCAAGTACTGTAAAACACCATTCCAACCAATTACAACCCTACAAAAAAATTGCTTCGAACCAAATTGCGTAACCGACTGGATAAACGAAACAAAGCAAAAACAATGGACGAAGAAAAAAGCAAAGTTAAAAGCGGAATTAATGACCGTTCAGGATTATATTAAATTAGCACAACAAGTATTTAACAAGTACATTCGTCTTCGTGACGTGGGGCAAAATTGTATTTCATGCAATAAACCGCCAAAAAAAGAAAACGCGGGACACTATTTTAACGCGAATAACCACTGGAACGTTCGATTTAACGAACTTAATGTACATTTACAATGTGAACACTGCAATACTTTTTTAAGCGGCAATTTAATAGAATACCGTAAATACTTAATTAACAAAATCGGATTAGAACAATTAACACTTTTAGAAGCTGAAGCTAACAAAACACGGAAGTTTACAGTAAACGAACTAAAGGAAATAATTAACACCTACAAAGAAAAAATTAAACATGAATTTTAACAACGACTTTCGTTATGATTTAAAAATAGGACAAAAATTTGAAACTAAACTTTTTGAATTACTTGGAAAAACGATTGAAGTAAAACGGGATTTTAGATGTTTAGAAACTGGAAATATATTTGTCGAATACGAAAGCCGAAATAAACCTTCAGGAATAGCAACGAGCATTTCGGATTATTACTGTTATTGGTTAAGCGAATATCATTTTATAATGATTGAAAAAGAAGAATTAAAAATATTATGTAGACAATTTCTAAATACAAATAGGGACGTTTTAGGCGGTGACATGAATACAAGTAAAGGAATTTTGCTACCATTAAAAGTTTTTTTTGAAAAATAGTTGTAGATTAAAATATAATATCTATATTTGCGTATAATTAAAAATTAAAGTATGAAAAATTTATTCAAATCGTTGGCTGCGTTCCAACAAGAAGTGAAAGTAATTCACAAAGCAACGCAAGGGTATGGTTATTCTTATACCGACTTACCAAAAATCTTTAGTGAAATTAACCCGTTACTACAAAAACACGGATTAGGATTCACACAACTGATTAACACAAACGAAGGTCACAACTATTTAGTGACTTTAGTATTTCACATTGAAAGCGGTGAAAAAATAGAAAGTTCTACATTAATTCCGATTGTACAATTAAAAGGAATGAATGAGTATCAGTGTTTTGGTAGTGGCGTTACTTACTTTCGACGTTACTGTTTGAGTAGTATTTTAGGTTTAGTTACCGACAAAGATACGGACGCTTCAGGGGAACAAGTAAAACACGAACCAAAGAAACCCGCTATTGATAACAAAAGATTCTTAGAAGCACTTAGAACTATTCAGCAAGGCGAATTCACCGCTGAAAAGTTAAAAGCTAAATTTGAATTAACTGAAGAACAAACCAACGCAATAAATGAGTTATGAAAGTTAGATGCTCACAAATAGGTAAGTTAATGACAAACCCCCGCACCAAGGGGGAATTGTTTTCACAAACTACTAAAACGTATATTCAGGAACTTGTTTTACGAGATAAATACGGAATACAAAAAGAATTTAGTTCACGTTATACCGATAAAGGAAACGAAGTAGAAGACAAAAGCATTGAATTATGTAATAACGTTTTAGATTTAGGCTTTCTTTGGAAAAACGAAGACTATTTTGAGAATGATTACATAACGGGAACGCCCGATGTCAATACGGAGACTGTTTTATTAGACGTAAAGTCAAGTTGGGATGCGACAACTTTTCCGTTTTTTGAAAGCGAATTACCAAACAAAGATTATTATTATCAACTTCAGGGTTACATGTGGCTTACTGGAAAAGAAAAATCTTTATTGTGTTACTGTTTAATAAACACACCGCCTTTAATCGTTGAGGACGAAATTAGACGCGAGCATTGGAAACTACATTTGATTGAAGAAGATTTAGATTTACGCGAACACGTTTTAAAGAAACATAATTTTGACCATATACCAATGGAAAAACGAATTAGAGTTTACGAAGTAGAAAAAAACGAACAAGTAATAGAAACGTTAAAAGAAAAAATAGAACTTGCAAGGGAGTATTACGAAATGTTAATGAAGGTGCTATGAATATACAAATAGAAGATAAAATAGTATTACGCGTTTTAAGCCGATTTGCCGAACGTTCGAACGTAGGAATAAGGAAATATAACACAACGTTAGAAAGAAACGATTTAACGACCTTAGAATGGCTTACACACGCACAAGAAGAAGCTATGGATTTTGTTTTATATTTGGAGCGACTAAAAGACGAATATGAAAATTTAAAAAAATATAGTGTGTTAATTGATGAAAAAGAAGATTACGGATTAAAGTCAATAATATTAACAGATAATCCAATGTGTGGAGTAAAAGGAGTAGTAATAAAAAAATCAGAAGAATGAAAACAGTAATAATAATAAGTAAAGTAATAGTATTATTAAGTTTATTAGGAATACTTTATGCAATTTTTCAAATAACAAATTTAAAATAAACAAATAAAAATGGAAACAAAAAACAATTCAGGGGCAATCTTTAAAAACACGAATAAGAAAGCCGAAACACACCCCGATTACAAAGGAAAAGTAAACGTAAACAACAAAGAAATGGAAATAGCTTTGTGGGTAAAACAAAGTAAAGACGGTAAAACATACTTTAGCGCAAGTTTTAGCGAACCGTATGTTAAACAAGAAGTACAAAGCGCGCCAATGCCACCAATTGTAAACGACGATTTACCGTTTTGATATGTATATAAACGATTTTGAACTTCGTGAAAAGCTATTAGAACTGTTAAAAACACGGACTAAAAACGAAATAGTGCAATCCATTAAAGCAAACGGATTTAAGTTTCACCAATTCCAAATAGACAAATTCTTACAAGGAAAAGATGTTAACATAAGTACGTTGAAAAAGATTGAAAAGTACGTTTTAATTCAGGAATACAAAGAAGCATTTTACCCGTCTTATTAAAGGCGGGTTTTTTATTTGAATAATTATGATTAATTTTACGTCCCATGAATGATAAGTTTCTAATCGACTTGGTAGAACACCACAATGAGTGGGTTAAAATAGTACGTGGGTTCGGTGAATACTTTTACACTGAAGATATAGTACAAGAAATGTATTTGAAGCTATCAAAACACGAAGATACACAAAGATTTTACCGTAACGGAAAACTATATAAGGGCTTTATATGGATTACACTTAGAAACATGTTTGTAGACTTTCAAAAATCTAAGTTACGATTAGAAAAAGTTAGTATTACTGAAGCGTTTCAATTAAGGGACGAAACAGAAAGCTATGAAAAGACGAATGCAAAGAATATTTTAGACACTAAAACCGCTAAAGTAATAGATAGATGGCACTGGTATGATAAAATGCTATTTAATTTGTACCGTGAAACAGGTTTAAGTTACCGACAAATAGAAAAGGAAACGGGAATAAGTTTTAAAAGCGTTTACAGTACAATTAAGAACTGTAAAAAGTCACTAAAACACGAATTAGGGGAATGTTACGAAGATTTAATAAATGAAGATTACGAATTAATAAAATAAATAATATGAAAGAATATAAAGAAATGCAAGAAGAAAAAAGAAAAGAGTTTATTGAGTTAGTAACTCCTATTATGAAATGGATGGCAGAAAATTTACATCCACATACTAAAATAATTATTGAAGCAAATTCAGCAGAATTAGTTGAGGGAGATATTTCTTATGTAAATAATGAATTTTTAGTAGATTAATTTATAATAAAATAAAATTATGGGTAGACCAAGAAAAAAAGCCGTAGGATTAGGAGACACGGTAGAAAGTATTTTAAAAGCAACTCACATTGATAAAATGGCGAAGTGGGTATTAGGCGAAGATTGTGGATGCGAAGAACGTAAGCGAAAGTTAAACGAACTATTCAGATACAAACGCCCTTTATGCCTACAAGAAGACGAATACAAATGGCTAAAAGATTACTTTGCTTTAAACAAGAATACTGTTTTACCAAGTGAACAAGCTACAATACTAAAAACATACAATAGAATATTTCAACAAAGGAACGAACCTACTTCATGCGGTCCGTGTTTACTTGAGTGGGTAAACGAATTGAAACAAGTAGTAAAAGTATACGAAGAAGAATTTAACGAAAACACGAATTAAAAATTAATTTCTTTTAAAATGGACTTAAGAAAAAACAATGGTGGACATTCTACTAAGAGTAATGGCACTGATAAAAGAAAAAACGAATATAGAAGCGCGTTAGAGATAGCTGGTTCGGTTCAAGAAGTAGTAGACGTTTTAAGAACTGTTTACGATAGGGCGGTTAATAAACAAGATATGACCGCGGCAAAACTTTATTTGGAATATTATTTAGGCAAACCAAAAGAAAGCGTAGACGTACATACTTCAGGAGATAGCGTAGTAAGTTTTAACGACATTTTAAGAGCGATTAAGAGTGATAAACATTAATAACAAGTATTTAGTACTTGATAATGATACACGTTATTACATTTGCACAGGTGGACGCGGTTCGGGTAAATCTTTTTCTATTGGATTACTCCTTTGTGTTTTAACCTTAGAACCTAACCATGTAATTTTATTTACACGTTATACTTTACGTTCAGCAAGTATTTCTATTATTCCAGAATTCTTGGAAAAGATTGAATTGTTAGGATGGCAAGATAGATTTTATATAACAAAAGACGAAATAATAAATAAGACTTCAGGAAGTAGAATTTTGTTTAGGGGGATTAAAACAAGTTCAGGAGACCAAACCGCGAATTTAAAATCTTTACAAGGTGTTACTACATGGGTTTTAGACGAAGCTGAAGAATTAATAGACGAAGAAACATTTGATAAAATAGATTTATCTGTTAGGTCTAAAGGAATTCAAAATAGGGTAATAATGATTATGAATCCGTCAACAAAAGAACATTGGATTTACCAACGATTTTTTGAAGGTAAAGGAGTTCAAGAAGGCAGTAATTTAGTTAAAAGTGATACTACTTATATTCACACGACTTACTTAGATAATTTAGAAAATCTAAGCGAAAGTTATATTAATCAATTAGAAAATATTAAACTTCGTAGACCCGAAAAATA